CTCCTGGGAAATAGTTGTTGCCGCCCCCGCCGCCACCACCGCCACCAGACGCGGCGATCGTGATGGCGCCGGTGATGCTGTCCTGCGTCAGATCGATGCCGCTGCCTTCGACCAGCAGGCCGCCGACCACGCTGGACAGATAGTCATCCAACCCGGTGATGTCGGCCGGGTCATGGGTGTGGGTCGCCGCGGCGAAACCCGAGGTCTTCAGATACGTGCCGGGGGCGACGACGGGGGGACGGGTTTCGTGCGGGAACGCCATCCTTCATGCCTCCTTCCGCCGGCTCAGGACGAAGGCCACGACCGCCGCACCGGCAACCGCGACCAAGGCGATCCCGACGCGCCAGTCCAGCCCGTTCAGGGCGGAGATGGCCGGAGCCGCCTGCACGGCCACCGCGACCGCGCCCGTGACGGCCGTGCCGGCGATGACGCCGCGGCCCGTTCCCGTGCTCGCCGCCTGGGCCGCAGTAGTGACGGGGCGGGGCACGCCAGCCCGCCGCAGGCCTTCGTCGATGACGCCCGCGGCATAAGGCTGGCCGCCAAGCTCGTGCGTGATGATCGCCTCCACCAGCGGGCGCAGATGCCCATAGGTGTGCAAGTCCAGGCGTTCAGCCGGCCCGAAGCCCGTCAGCCGGGAGACACGCGCGATATACGCCTCGGTGTTGTTCTCGCTGCCCGGCGCCCAGCGCGACACGATGCCGCGAATGCTGCGCAGCCCGTGCCGGTCCTGATAGGTCGTCAGCAGCGCGGCGAGCGCGCGGATGCCGTTCTCGTGACTGTCGAACTGCGCGAAGCGGCCCTCCGGCTCCCGGCCGGTCTGGCCCTGCCAGCGGTTCCGCTCGTTGAAGTCGATGTTGCCCGGGTTCCGGTTGCGGTAGCCGCGGCTCTGCTTCGGATCGCTCATCGGATGATCCCCTTTGCCGCTGCGGCGATGCCGGCGAGGAACGAGGCAATGGCGATCAGGCCGCCGAGCAGCAGCCGCGCGCCCCTGGCTTGGTTGAGGATGGCCGTCAACGCGGAAATCTGCGCTTCCAACCGCTCTATCGCCTTTTCGAGCGTGTCGATCCGGTCGGACAAATGCTTCACATCGCGCTCAAGCCCGCCGAACGCGCGGGCATCTACGTCAACCATTGCATGCCTCCGACTGTAGGCCCCGCCTCGCGCGCGCGCGCGCGAATATTCCGTGATTTCGCATCGGTCATGCCCTCACGCCGATCAGCACGATCTTCAGGCCGGCCGCATCGGCGCCCGCGCCGTCGATGTCCACGGTGATCTCCGCGTCATCGGTCAACGCGATGGTGCTGATCACCGCCGGCGCCGCCGCCGTCGTGCTGGTCTTCTCGCCCTGGTCGATCGTGAGTTTCGTGGACAGGATCGAAGCCCCGCCCTGGTTGATGTCGATCGTCACCGCGCCGCTCGTGCTGGCCGTTCCGAGGCTCGCCCGCACCTCCTGCAACGTCATCGCGTAGGGCATGCGAAGGGTGATGACGCCGGTGCCGGCGTCGATCTCCGTCGTCTCGTCCGAGGCGGCGAATTGCAGCACCTCGGGCTTGACGACCCAGTCACCGCCGCCACCGGGCAAGGCGCCGACGCGCATGATGTAGCAGAGCGCATAGTAAGGCGGCACGGTCGCCACCGTGTGGTCATGCGCGCCGCCCGAAGCGATGGTGTGGTCGTGCGTCTGTCCGCTGCCGGCGTTCTGCGTCTCGGACGCGCCGGTCGCGAAGGTCCCGATCCCGCTGATCACGCCGCCACTGCCAACCTGCCGGACGAAATCCGTCCCCATGCTGTGCTTGTGCGGCGGCAGTTGCTCCACGGTCAGCGCCGTGCCTCCCGCGGCGCCGCCATGATCATGCGCCCCGTCAGAAGATGTGGTCGCGGATGCCGCCCCGCCCGTCGCATTCACGCCATAGGCGCCGCCGGCGCCGATGACGAAGCGCCCGCGCAGGTCCGGCGTCCCGCCCGAACCGTTGCACAGCGCCCAGCCCGCGGGGATCGAGGCGACTGAGCCGGCCCACAGGATGATGGACCCGATGGGCAGGATGTCTTGCAGAGCGGCGTTGACGACCGAGTTGATGTAGGTCTCGGACAGGCTGAGATTGCCGAGGCCATCGACATCCAGCACGGTCACGTCGCCCTGCGCATCGAAGGCCAGGACGCGCTCCGCCCTCTGCTCTGCCGGCGGCAGCACCAGGCCATCCGTGCGATCCGAACGCTGCACCCGGATCGCGCGCAGGTCTGCCAGCGCGAGTTCCTGCGTCTGGAAGGTCAGGCGATCCAGCGCGCGCTCATGGCTCTCCGCCGGGAAGGCGTCGTAGTCCACATAATCGGTGGACTGAAGCCGCGCCGTGTCGCGCAGGATCGACACCGTCACGGCGGAGGACGGGGCCGACAGGAACGTCACCGCCCCCGTGGAACCCTCGCCGCCGGCCACGGTGTAATCCGTCGCGATCTCCTGCTCATCCTCCGTGCCGTCATCCTCGGCGCGCAGGATCACGACCAGGTCGGTCGTAAGGAAGAACTGCCACGGCACCGCGAAGGACGTGCTGCTGCCGTCCCCCGCATAGTCCACCCGGCATTCGGTCGTCTGGACCGTCATGGCGTCACCTCATCTCCGGCAGCGGGAACGGCCCGTCATAGGCATCGACCTCCGACGCCGGCAGCGGCCGGCGCGGGCGAACGGGGATCATCTGAAGCGTCGCGCCGGGCATGCGGGCGCCGCGCGTGTTGCGCGGCCCGCTCTCGCCCCGGCGCGCCTCGACCACGCGGCGGACCTCGGGGAACTCGGCAAGGATCTGATCGCGCGCGTGGGACCGATAGACTTCCGCGACGCCGCGGATCATCGCGGCCTTGCTGTCCCGCCCGAAATCCGGCGCGGCCTGATACCGCTCACCCTGCGGCCCGCGGCCCTGAACCATCTCGTTCAGCGCATCGCGCAGGCCGAGGTTGCCGTATTCCGGCCGGCGCAGCGCATTCCCTGCCAACTGGCGCAGCCGGTCCAGCGCCTGCGGGAAGTCGCGCAGGTTCACCTCGACGCCGCTGAGCGACTGCCGACGCTCGATGCCGCCGATGCCGAGGTTCAGGCGCTCCATTTCCAGGTCGATCGGCCGGGCGTTCGGCACGCCCACGCGGGCCGGCGTCACGGCATTGAACACCGCGGCTGCGGTCTCCGACCCGGCGATGGACCGCAGGCCGGGCCGCTCCTGCTCGCCCCACAGGTTCCGTCGCGGGATCAGTCGCTGCGACAGGCCGGCGATGCGGTTCTGGATCGCATCCTGCGTTCCCATGGCGTCGCGCGTGACAGGGTCCGCGATGCGCCGCGCGGTTGCCACAGCACCAGGCACCAGCAGGCTCGAAAGGGTCCCGGCGATGAACGTCTCCGCATTCGGGTTGCGCCCGTCGATCGCCTGGATCGCGCGCGACACGCCGGTCATCCACGACCGGTCCGCGACCATCCGCGACACCGACAGCGTCAGCGCCGCCATGATCTCCGAGACCTCGTTCACCTCGTCGGGTTCGATGTCGGCCCGCGCGGTCAACTCGTGCAGATCGGCAGCAGCGCCGAGGATGAAGCCGAAGGGATCGAGGCGGTTCAGGCTCACCCAGGCGTCGCCCACGCGCACGCTGTAGGGCTGGCGGCCGGCGCGCTGCTGGATGGCGCGCTCGTTCGCGTCGTCGGCGCCGCCGCCCGTGATCAGGCCGCGAGATGCCATATCCATCGCCATCAGCATCATGGCCGATCCGGTCGCCATGCGCCCGAGCGCCAGGTCGCGCCGCGCACCGCCGGCAGCAACATCGGCGCGCCACTGCCCGACCAGCGGCGCGAAGGGTGTCCGCTCGAAGGAATAGGACAGGATGTTCGCCGGGGTGCGAACGAACGGCAGGACGGTCGCGACGGCCAGGTTGGTGGCGGCGCTTTCGGTGTTGCGCAGCGCCATCAGCCGCCGCGCCAATGGCCCGGCCTCGCGGTTGAAGGTGTTGTAGAGCGCGAAGTCGGCCGCCGCGATGCGGATATGCTCGGGCGGGTCGCGCATGATACGCGCCATTTCCGCGCCCAGGGCATCGGGCGTGGCCGCCGCGCCCTGCGACGCCAGCCGCGAATAAGCCTCGCGCAGCGATGCCGCGTGCAACTCCATCCGGTAGTTCAGCGACTTGAAGAACGCATCCTCGGCACCCATCGCCCGGCCTGGCGCGCGCACCACCTGGTGCCCGATGAAGTCCATGGCGCGACCCAGTCCGCTGCCGCCGTCCACGCCGAAATTGCGCGCCGAAATCGCCGGGTCGCGCGGCATCTCGGCCTTGCCGATCAGCATGCCGAGTTCCGCGCCGCCATCGGCATAGGACCGCGCCATCAGGCGGAAGGCGTCGCGGATGCCCGTGCTGACGCCATACAGCATCGCCGCCGCCTCGCCCGGCATGATGCCCTCGCCCGGAGCACTCGCCCGCAGCGCCGACACGCCGGCCGCCCCCTGTCGCTCCACCGCGGACAGGAACAGCAGGACGCCATTGCCCGTGATGTTCGCGAGGTGCGTGGATGGCGAGGACAGCAGGGCGTTGATCCACACCTCCTGGATCGCCTCAAGCGTCGCTGCGCCCCATCCCCGACGGGCGAACTGCCCGGCCGCGGCCAGCGCCTCCTCCGGCGGCAGAGCCTGCGCCAGTGCCGCCATGCGCCGCGCCATCTGCTGCGCCGTCTCGACGCCCGTGCCACCTTCCAGCAACTGCTCGATGGCGCGGACCTGCTCGCGCGCCGATCCCGCCGGGATCGCCCAGGCCTGCAACGCCCGCGCCGTCTCCGTGCGCGCGCCGATCACCTGGGCCTGGATCGCCGCATGCAACGCCATCATCCGGCGGAAGGCCATGGCTTCCAGCGCGCCGGCACCGGGCCCCGCGGCGGCCTGCGCCGCCTGCAACAGCCGCTCGCCGCTGGCGGTGTAAAGCCGCCGGGCGGCCAAGGCCGTCTCGGCATTCCACGGCTGGCCGTGCTGCCGCGACAGCAGGTCCTCGACCGTCATGCCCAACTGGCTGGCGAGGCGCGCCGTCTCCTCGTTGGTCTGCACGCCGCGCCGCGCCGCGTCGATCTCGCCCTGGAAGGCCTCGGCCATGTCGCGCATGGCCGCCTGCACGTCGCCGGGCGTGTTGATCCGGCCCCAGTTGATGAAGACGTTCGGCGCCGGGCGCTCGGCCACCTGGCCGGCATGCTCCAACTGCGCTGCCGTGACCGGGCTGGCGACGCGATCCGTGCCCTCGGCCGCCTCGGCAAGCCGCACCTCCACCAGCGGGCGCGACGCATCCGGCGACAGGATTTCATCCCGCGCCGCGTTCGGCGCCACGCCGCCGGCCTCCGCGATGGTCTGCGGTTCCGGCTGCGGCCGGGCAGGGGGCGCATTCGCCGCCAGCTGCGCACGCCGCGCCGCCAACCCGGCACGCGCCGCCCGCACCGCCGCGATCAGCCCATCCAGCGCCGCCCCCGTGACCGATCCCTCCACGGCTCGCCGCAGCCGGTTCAGCGCCGCATTGTCAGCCGGGTCGGTCGCCAGGAAATCGGTCAGGGCGTTCTCCGGCAGCCCCGCATCGCGCCACGCGCGCGACAGGTTCGCCTCGTCAGCCTCCTGGAAGAAGAAGTCACTGATGGCGCCGGCCGTGACGCCTCGCGCGGCCATCGAAGCGCGGCCCGCTCCCTGCGCGACCCCGAGACGGCGTAGGAGACCAGTCCCACGCAAGAAGCCTACAAGGAATTGCGTCCCCTCGCGCGTCACCTCGCCCGTCACCGTGTGCGCCTGCGGCCCCTCGGGAATGGCGTCGGCCACCACCCGCGTCGGGTTCAGGTTCACCGTCTGGTCGCGCGGCACGCCCGGCAGCGGCACCGTCACCGTCAGGTCGGCGACGTTCTCGTTCAGCCAGTTGGCGAGGTCGTCGCCGGCCCGGAACACCTCGCGCGTCGCATTCAGCGCGCCCGTGACGATCTGGCCTGGGATTTCCGCGACATTGCGCATCACGCGCCCGGCGCCCCGCAGCATCCGCACCGCCGCCGTATCGCGCGACGGCGGGATCGGGTCTGGCTGATCGGGCTGGTCGAACATCCCCTCCTCGGGGGCGTCCTCGTTCACCCGCTGCGCACCGGATGCGCTGCCGCGGCGGCGCGTCTCGACCCGGCGGCGCACCTCCGCCACCGCAGCCTGGTCGGCGCGGTCGGCCCGGTAGTTCTGATAGGTCTCATCCGCCGGCGGCAGCGGCAGATCGGGCGCTGCCCCGGCGGGCGCTTCAGCGGGAGGCGCGGCCGGCTCCGGCGCGCCCCCCGCCGGGCGCGTCCTGCGGCCGGGACCCCCACCCACCGCTGGCGCACCTCCGCTCGGCTCAGGCGTCGCCGCCGGGCCAGCCCGTTCCGCGTCCAATTCATCATTATTGAAGGCGCCGATGGGGCGCGTGCCACGCGGCACCACCTCGATCACATCGCCGGACGCCTCCGGCATCGGTAGGAGTTCGGTTTCGCCGGTCATGCCTCGCGCTCCTCCGGCTCGTCCGACTGGCGCTGCGGCCTGATCTCACGGCCGCGCGCGTCCTCGGCGGGCACGCGCGCGCGCGGCATCGGCCCGGTGCCGCGCCCCTGCGGAATGCTGTTGCGGAAGGTCGGCGCCTCGCTGCCGTAACTGTCGTGACGGAACGTCATCGGCTGATAGCCGGCGCTCTCCCGCGCCTCCGGCCCCATCAGCCACCGCCACGCACCGAGAATGCGTGCCTCCCGCGCGGCATCCGCTTCGCCGATCTCGCCGCGTTCCAACGCGCCGATCAGCGCCTCCTCGGCCCCCGCCACCACATCGGCATCAATCGCGTCGCCCCATCCCGTGAAGCCATAGGGCTGCGGCATCTCCGCGCGCGCCCGCGCCGCCACCGACCCTCGCCAGACCTGCGCCAATTCCGCCGCGTGCTTCTCCGCCTCCTGCGGCGTCGCCTCCGGGTTCGCCCGGCGCCATTCGTCGAAATCCTGGATCGCGCCGGACTGCGCCGACGCCAGAGGGCCTTGCAGCAGCGTCCCGCCCGCTTCCTCCGGTGGGGAGGCCAGCAGCCGCGTCACGGCGCCACGCCCCGACCGCCAGGAGCGCGCCGCCGGCGTGTCGGCCGTCACCTCGCCGCTCAGCGCCGTCAGGTCGGTGAAGGCCTGCGCCGTCAGGCGCCCATCCTCCACGCCACGCGCCGCCTCGCGCCGGAACTCGTCCACCGGCAGCAGGTGCGCATTCTCGCGCAACGCCGCCTCGAAGGCCGCGTCGCTCTGCTCGATCGGCGCCTCAAGCGCCCGTCGCGCCGCGCGATACTCGCCCGGCGGCATCAGGTCGCGCTGCGCCTCAAGCGCGTCCAGCGCCGTCTCCGCGGGGTCGTCATCGGTCGGATCGCCGCCGAACATCGACGCCATCGCCGCGTCTGGCTCGGTGTCTGCCCCCGCCGTCCCATCGGCCGCCGCCACGCGGAACGCCTCGTCCGTGATCTCGGACACACGGCGCCCCTGCTCGCGGGACTGCTGGCGCTGGCGGCGCGCGCCCACCCTCCCGACGCGGCCCTCCAGCTGCTGGCGCCGCACCGGGTCGATGTGCTGGAACTGCTCGGGGTCGCTCAGCGCGGCGCGCGCGGCCGCCGGGTCCTGGGCCAGCAAGCCGCGCAGACGGGTTTCCTCGGCCTGGGCCAAGAACCGGCTTTCATACCGCCCGGCCTCGCCCGCTCCGATCACCCCATCCACCTCGGCCGCCGCCACCGCCCGGCGCGCCGCCTCGACATTCGCCGACCAGTCCTCGCCCGTGCCGGACGCAGCAGCCAACCGCGACAACCGGTGAAGATTGTCCTGCAACGAAATCTGCGCCTGGTGCTGCTGGAACGCCGCCTGCATCCGCCGCGTCTGGACATAGGTGTTGACCGCGCGGCGGTCGAAATCGTCCATCACCAGCCGGCGCGCACCGGGGCTGCCGACCGCGTCGCCAATCTCCTGCCGCGCCGCCAGAACGGCGGCCTGATACCGGTCCGAGGCATCCGGCGCGGTGTCGCGCGAGAACTGCTCCTGCAACTGCTGGAGCCGCTCGGCGCCGGCCAGGCTGTGCGTCGTTGCCTCGTCGGCCTCGCGCACCGCGCGCGCCTTGTCCGCGACGCCCGTGAAGGCGTCCGTCACCCGCCCGAAAGACGCCGCGAGGCGGTCCCCCGTGATGGCGAGATCGGGCGCGCGCGCAACCGCCGGCGTCACCGTGTCGCGCGACGGGCTGATCGTCGCCTCGCTGACGAAGGTGGGGATCACCGGCATGTCACAGCGTCCCGCCGTAGATGCGCGCGCCCTGCGTCAGCAGCGTCGTCGCTGCCTGCATGTGGCCGGCGTTCTTCTCCGCCTTGGCCTGCGCGCCCTGAATGCCGGACTGCCAATCCATCGCCTGCGCCTGCCGCTCGCTGGAAATCGCGCCCTGGCGCCCACGCCAGCGCGTGATCTCGGCATCCAGCGCGCCCTCGGCGGCCAGGTCGGCCATCAGGTCCAGGCCAGACCCGCCGGCGGCCTGCACGCCGGATGCGCCCATGGCATTCGCCGCCGTCGCCATCCGGCGCCGCGTCAGATCCTCCCCGCGCGAGGCTTCCGCCTCGGCGTTCGACATCTGCACCTCGGCCTGGGTGCGCTGCTGCGCGGCGTTGTAGGCGGTCGCTGCCGCCTGCGTCTTCGCCTGGGCGGCGCGCTGGTTTCCCGCGGAAACCGCGCTGGCGGCGCCGGCCGCGGCGGAAGCCACGGCGCCGGCAATGGCAACGGCCTCGATCCCGGTCATGCCAGCACCCGCGCGTAACGGAAGCAGTCGGAGCGGTCCGGCGCATAGGCCCGCGCCACGCCCTCGCATTCGAAGCCGAGCATTTCCAGCCAGCGCCGCGCCGGCGGGAAGCCCACCGCCGCCGTCGCTTCCAGACGATGCACCCCAAGGGCGGCGGCCTGTCCCAGCCTGGACCGCACCGCGCGATGGATCACCACCCACGCCGCCCGCGGCATGTCGCGCCCGATGAAGCACCAGCACTCGCCGCGCCCGCCCATCTGCACCGCGATCCCGGCGCAGCCAACCACGCGCCCGCGCCATTCCGCCGTCCACGCCGGGCCGGCGGCGCGCACCATCGCGCCGATCTCCTCCCAGGACGGCAGCGCCGCATACTCTGCCGCCTGCACCATCTGCGGGTTCAGCCGGGCCAGGTCGTCATCCTCGAAGGCCCTGATCTCAATCATTGACCTGCACCTCGTAGGTCACGGACAGCGCCGTCATCGGCAGCGGCTCGTCGGTCTCGATCACGATCTGCCCATCCCGGTCGTATCCAGCGGGGAAGGCCACCTCACGGTCGCCCGTGAACAGCGGCACGGCCCGCGTCATGTCGTCGAGCGGCGTGCGGAAGAACAGCCGCTCGCGGTCGCCATCCGGCCGCCCGACCGTCCCGCCGCCGGTTTCCAGCAGGCGCAGGAACACCTCCGTCACACGCTTCACGCGGCCCTGCGCGCTGCCGTTCTGGAAGGCCAACTCGGGCCGCAGCGTCCTGACGCGCGACGTGTAGGGCAGCCCGACATGGATCAGCGCCGCGCCCGGCGCCGCGATCGTCACGCCGCCACCGGACACCGTCGCCACCGGGCGCGCCGCGCCATCGGCGCAGATCGCCACGCTCTCGCCTTCCAGATGAGCGAGACCCGTCACCACCGTCGTCGGCGCGCCGGAATAGGTCAGGGCGCTATCGACGAACACGCCGCCATGCTCGCCATCGCGCGCCGCGTCGAAGGGCGGGCCGATCCACTCGATGTAGCGCCGCGTCTGGCCGTCGATCGTGCGCGCCACCGCCACATACACATCATCCGCCGTGCCATAGGGATTGGGCACCACGGCGACGCTCTCCACCCGGGCGTCCTGCCCGCCGATGCCGTGGCGGCACCAGGCGCGCACCTCCTGCTCGCGGTCATAGGTCAGCGACAGCAGCGCGCCATCCTCGCGTACCAGCCACAGCACGCCCTCCGGCTCCTCCTGGTGCGCCATCTGCACCACGCCCTGGCCGGTGATGTGCTCCGAAAGCACGGTCTGGTCGGAACTGGTGAAGCCGTCCGTCGAGAAGTCATAGACGAACTCGCGCACCTTCCGCCCGCTGCGCGACACGAACAGCACCGCCGCCCCGACGCGCACGCCCGCGACATCGGGCGACGATCCACGATCGCCGCGGCGGAACGCCTGGAAGTTCGACGGCGACAGCGCCCCGTTGGTGTTCGCCGGCCCGATCACGAATTCGCCGGACGGGCAGCCGATCATCAGGCCGCGCGAGAAGGACGACATCCAGCGGATGGTGTTCACCTCGTTGTCGTCGAGGGTGTAGGTGATGCCGTTGGTGTCGAGCACCGTCCCATCCTCCTCGCTGGTCGCGAGGGAATAGAAGTCGCCCGTCTCGCTCGCCCATACCGTCTGCGGCTGCGCGATGGACCCGCCCCACCAGGTGCGCCCGGCGTGGAAGGTCATGCAGCGCGGGTAGCCGCGCGCCGCACTCCACGCGCCCAACTTCCACCGCGTCGAGGCGCTGGTCGCCGGCATGCGGCCGATGACCTCGACCGTGACCTGCGTCGCGCTGGTGTAGCCGGTGATCCGTCCCCAGCCCCACAGGGCGCGCCCGCGGCCGAGATATTCCAGCACCGCCGTCCCGTCGCGGACGGTGTTGCTCTCCCCGTTCGGCGCGTTCTTGTCCCAGGGCGGTTCCAGGCTGGTGGTCGGATCGGCCGCCGCCGTGGTGCCGGCCTGCGCCACGCGATACAGGCGCACCGTCTGGTTGTAGTTGGCCCACATCAGCGTGCCGGCGCCATAGGCGAAGGACGCGCTGCGCTCCCCCGTCTCGTCGCGGATCGCCAGCAGCCGCCCCACATCATCGGCCGCGAACACCGCCGCGGACGCGGTCACGGTGATCGTGCCCGTCGCGCCGCTCGGCGTCAGGGTGGTCGCGCCCGCATTCTCCTCCGCCCAGGGGCCGCCCGTGAAGGGCACCTCGTCGATGACGAAACTGGTCTCGGAAGTGCGCGACAGGCGCCGCGGCGCATGGTTCGGATGGCACACGAACAGCACGTCGGCGCTCTGCGCGAAGCGCAGTTCGGCCAGGTCGTCCGTGCCCCAGGGCGAGCCGATGATGACGGTCGCACCGAAGCCATCGGTCAGCGGCGCGCGGTTGCGCCAGAAGCGGACATAGTAGTTGCCGAACTCGACGACATAGGCGGCGAGCGTCGAGACCTCGAAGCGCACCAGGCGCGGCCGCGCATCGTGCACCATGGCCTCGCCGGCGAAATAGGTGCCGGTGCGCCGCGTCGCGCCGCCCTGCACCTGCACCACCATGTTCAGCATCTCGGCCGCGCCATTCGCATACCGCGCGACATCGACGCGGCCGAACATGCGCGGCGACACCTCGCCAGCGGTGAAGTTGGTCTGGATCGGCCTGACGACGGGCATCAGTGCCTCGCCTGGACGAATTCCTCGGCATAGATGCGCGAGGGAGTGCCTTCCTGCCCGTCCGCCGAACGCGCCGCGCGCATGCGCGACAGGAATTCCTTCTCCATGGACGCCCGCAGCCCGGCATCCGACGCCAGCGGCATCGCCATCTCCATGGCCAGCCGCGCGGCGAGCGCGGAGACGAACATGGGATCGAAGTTGCCGCTGTCGGGCACGGTGCGCAGATACAGCACGCTCAGCGGCGCGCCCTCGTCGGTGACGATGGTGCGCCCCTCGATGCGCCAGGGTGTCGCGAAGGGGTCGGCATCGCCCACCGACAGCACGCGCAGGCAATCGACCGGCAGTTGGTAGGCGCTCGCATAGCCCCAGGCCGGTGCTACCGAAAGCGCCGGCAGCGCCACGCGCACCAGGGCGAAGTTCCAGGGGTGCGAGCGGATCACCTCGTCGCGCAACTGCGGGTAGTAGCGGCGGCACAGCCCCGCCTCCCGCGTCTCGTCGTCGAGCGAGATGATGGTCTTGGCGCCGATGGCGTCGAGCGCGCGGTTGCAGATTTCCACGACACTCGACGCCATTGCTCTCTCCTGCGGCCGCGGCCCGGCCGTCAGTCGATGGTGTAGAGGAAGCCGATCGTCAGGGTGCCGGAGGACGGCAGGGCCGCCGAGGCAGTCGTCATGATGATCTGCTCGTCGGCCGTCAGTTCCACGCCGAAGATCGTCGCCAGCGAATGGAAGGTCAGCGTGTCCACGGCGGTATGCGTCGCCGCGGCACGATACTTCCCGGTCGCGCCGGCAATGCCGATGGCGATGGTCGCCGTGCCGCCCATGGTCGCGGAGGCATTGGTGAACATCGCCAGGACGCGCGCGCCCTTGGGCAGCACGATCGGCACGGTGTAGGTGCCGGCCGCGTCGGAGGCGCAGGTGAAGGCGGCGGTCGAGGCGCGCACGCGCGCCCCGTGGAGGCCGGCCGGGAGAAGCGCCGGGGTCGTCGAACCCGCGGCGATGGTCGCTGCATTGACGAAGGGCATCGGTGCTGTCTCCCGATCAGGCGCAGATGATCTCGACGACCTTCGCGAGTTCCATTCGCGTGGCGCCGATGCTCATCTCGGTGAAGACCTGCGTGGCGTAGTTCTTGTCCGCGCGAGGCCCGATCTCGGTCTTCGGCTCGGCGCCAATGCCCAGGCACAGCCCCGACTTCGACCACGCCATGCAACGGCGCTGCGAGGAACCGTTCAGCAGCAGGCGCTCGATGCGGATGAACTTGAACCCGCAGAAGGTGTCGATCTTGCCTTCGGCCAGCGTCTTCACGGTGTTGTAGTCCGCCGAGGTCGCCTCGGTCGTCGCGAGCAGCTGACCGATCTGCGCGCCCGTGCAGGCGAAGAAGCGTTCCTCGTCCGGGTCCACCTCGCCGGTGTCGAGCATGACCTTCGCCTCGATCACCTTCGACACGGTCAGCCCGGCATTGCCGGAGCCGGAGCCATAGGCCCAGGAGTTCACCGCGACGACGTTGCCCGACCACGCCTCGGTCCCGCCGGCTTCCTCGCCGGTGATCGCCGTGGCGAAGGCAGCGTTGATGATCTCGTCGTCGATCGCGCGCCCCATCGCAGCCGAAGCCGCCTGCGCGTATTCGTTGGTCGGGTCCGCGATGGTCTTCAGCTTGTCGAGCGTATCGACCAGGTCGGCCCAGTCGTAGTCGTACATGTTCGCCCAGCGGCGCCGGTGCGGCGTATCCATGCGCGGCGTGTCGGCGTGGCGCGTGGTGCGCTTGCGGGCCGAGGTCGTGCCGATCTGGTCGCGGGAGAACCGCTTGCCGGAGACGCCGCCTTCCAGCATCACGGCATTGCGCAGGCGCGACACCTTCTGCTGCGACAGCATCAGGTAGTTCTGCGCGAACTGCACCTTCTGGGCGGTGGTGATTTCGAGGGACATCCCAGTGAGCCTTCGATCATGTGCGTTGCACCGATCGGCCTGGGCTCCCCGCGACGCGGACCTTCGCCTTGCCCGTCAGGTGGGCCATCCCTCGCCGGTTGCCATCGGACGGAAATCCGCTACCCGAACCCGGCGCGCGGATTACATTCACAGCGCGCGCCGGAAATCAAGAAAAAAATCAGCCGGGATGCGCCTGGCGATACAGGTCCGCCATTTCCGCCACCGCCGCGGCGTGCCCGGCATGGTCGGCGCCGTGATAGGCCTTCATGAACTCGGCGTCGCGCTGCTTCGCGCCGATCGCCGCCTGCGCCTGCTGCGGCGTCATCCGCCCTCCCAGGCCTCCGCTGCCGCCGCCCTTCAGCGCCCCCGGCTCCGCCCGGTCCATGCCGATCTGCGCGAACATCCTGATCACGTCGGGATGGTTGCCGAGACCCGACTGTTCCAGCACGCCCAGCACAGCATCGCCGCCCACCTCGCGCACGGCCCGCTTCGCCGCCGCCATCCGGTCGTCATAGGCCGCGCCCCACTCGCGCTTCAGCGCCTCGGCCGACTGCGTCTGCATCTGCGTGCGCGCCTGCGCCTGCTGCTGCTGGTAGAATTCCAGCACGCCAGCCGCCTGCGCCTGCGGCAGCCCGAGCTTGTGCGCGGTCTCGCGGAAGGCCTCCATGGCGTCATCGGGGAACCCCTCCGGCGCGGCCAACTCGTAGCCCTCGGCCTTCTCCGGCCGGCCGAGCCGCTGCCACACCTCGTCCGGCACGCCGCCTTCCTTCGGCAGCCGCAGCACATGCGCCTTGTCGGCGCCGACGAACTGCTGCGTGTCCTTGAAGGACTTCGCCAGGGCCGTGATGTCCTTGAAGGACGCGAAGGCCGGATCGGTGCGGTATTCCGCCGGCAGCCACTCGGCGCCGGTCGCCGCGGGCGGGGCCTGGGTTTCGGCGGCCGGTGCGGCCTGCGTGCTTTCGCTCATGGGGGGTCTCCATCGGTGAACAGCGCGGCGGTGTCGCCGCTGGTCAGCATCGTCAGGACGCTGCCGGGATCGCGGTTGATCTGCTCGATGATCTCAAGGCCGATCCGCCGGCGGCCCTCGCGATAGGCCATCTCGCCCGCATCCGCCGCGAAACTGGACTGGACGATACCAGATCGCCGCAGCAGGTCGGCCAACACGCGCCGCCCCTCCGGCGAGGCAAAGACCGCGCGATAATCCGCGACCAGCGCCGCCTCGCGACGCGCCCGCTCCTCGCCGGTCAGGCGCGACAGGTGCAGCCGCTCGCCGATGGTCTGCCAGAGGCGCGCCATCACGCCCCGGCAGGCGCTTCCGCCGCCGCCCCGGCGAGTTCGCCCACCGCCTGCGCCCCGGTCTTCACCGTGCGCGCCATCGTCTCCGCCTGCTGCGCCTCGGCCGCCTGCTGCGCCATCTGGTCACGCGCCGCGCCGCGGGCTGCCGCCTCCTCGCGCGAGCGCATGATGGACGGCGGCGCATTGTAGCGATCCGCCAGGAACCGCGACGCCTCGCCCATGTCCATCGCATCCAGCACGGTCGGATCGACGGCCGCCATCTGCGACGCCACGGTGAACCACCGCAGCACGGCATCGGCATCGTTCGACTTCTGGCTGATCGCCAGCGGAGATAGGTATTCCACCCGCCATTCCGCCCCGGCCAGGTGCCGCGGTATCGGCGCGAACAGGCCGTTCTCGAAGTGGATGCGGAAACTGCGCTCGATGATCGGCGCCAGCATCTCCGCCGTCAGGCGCGACACCATCGGCCCCATCAGCCGCAGCATCTCGTCGCGCCGCTGGATCACCTCCGTCGCCGTCATGTTCGGCTGCCGCGGCAGGTTCATCCAGTCCGCGTAGAAGGTGCTCTTGACGCGCGCCTCGGCCCGGTCGGCCATCTTCTCGCCCAGGTCCGGCCGCGCGCCCGTCTGCATCGGCATGATGCGGTCGTTCTCTCCCACCATGCCCGCACGGAACACGTTCACCCCGCCCGGCCGGGTGTCGAGCGGGTTCAGGAACCCGTCATCGGGCACCATCAGCGGCGGATCGACCACCTTCTGTCCGGCCCGCAGCGCGGTCTCCTCGATCTTGTTCAGCAGCTTCACATCCGGCAGGGCGTTCATCCCCGCCCCGCAGCCGTAGATTTCGCCGCTGCGCTTGGTCCAGCGCGCCACCACGAAGGGGAAGTCCCGATACCCGCCGCGCTCCAACACGATCTGCGGCGCCCGCACCAGATAGGTGCTGGTCCAGGCGGTTCCCTTCTCGCCCGGCCGCCGCGGCTCGACGGCATGGATCAGGTCCAGCAACTCGTCCGGCTTCTCGGTCGCCCGCTTCTTCAGGTCGGCGCCGGCGGTGTCGGGCCAGGTCTCGACCACGTTGCGCACCGGCCACTTCCAGCAGCGGAACAGCGTGTCGATCCGCCCCCCCGATCCCTCGCTGGCGAAGCACTCCGCCAGCGGCACCGCGCGATACCCCGCGCCCAGGCGCCCCAGGTCCGGCACATACATCACCGCCGTCCCGAACGCCGCGATGTCCAGATAGAACTCGTGCGCCGCCGTCGCGAAGCCCGCAACTTGGCTGTTGAAGTGCTCATACAGGCGGTCGGTCGCATCGGCGAACCACGCCTTCGCCTCGTCATCCTGCGCGAGACCCGCATCCCACACCCGCAGCGAGAACCACCGCAGCGCCGGCGAGGTCAGCATGCCATGCAGCCCGCCCGCCAATTGCTCGCAGGCCAGGACCGGGGCGGTGTTGAAGATGCGCGCCGTGCGCTTCGTGCCCGGCGAGGTGCTGCGGGTGAACTCGCGCGAGGGCAGCACGTAATCCGCCACTTCCTGCCAGTGCCAGTCGAAATTCGCCCGCGCCGCCTTCAGCGCGTCGGCCCGCCGCAGGATCGCCGCAACCTCATCATCCATGGGTCATGCCCCCAGCAGCGTCTTTCCGCTGTCCGTTCCCGTGCCGCCCAGCAGCGTCGGATTGCGCGTCAGCGTCCGCGTCGTCCGCGCATCCGCCCCCGTCGTCGCCAGCGCCGCCGTCTCCGACTGCCCCGCTATCTGCAAGCCCGTCGCGGCGATCTCCCGCACGGTCGGCTTGCCGTTCGGCGGCGCAGCCTGGCTGGAAAACATCCCGCCCATCAGCCCCCCAGCAACGTCTTCTTGCGGTCGCCCGCGCCCTCGTCCGAGGTGCCCGTCAGCAACGTCGATTGCCGCCCCGCCTGCGCCGCGCGCCGCGTGCGCTCGGCAACCGCCTCGCCCGTCACTTCCTCCGCCGAGCGCGACGGCGCCGGCTGGAAGGCGGGCGCCGCTGCCGTCGGGGGCGGCGGCGACTTCGGCGAGGAGAACATCCCGCCCATCACTGGACCTGCGAGATGGTGATCGCGGCCCCGGCGCTCTCCGTCTGCACCACCGCCGGCGTCACCGTCAGCGAACCCGCGGCACTGGTCGCCACGACATAGTCGCGGCTGTTTGCCGCCGACCCGCGAACCCGCACCTTCTGCCCCGCAGCGAAGACCGCCAGGCCGTTCCCGCTGTCCGCGATCGTCGCGCCGGAGGAGAACGAGATCGTCGTCCCCTTCAGCATCGGCCCCGCCTTGTCAGCCGAGATGTTGCCCTGCGAGCGGCGCGACATGTTCCCCGCCGCCGCCTTCATGTTCCCGTTCGTGCGCCTCGTGGACATCCGCCGCCGCTCCTCACCACCGAACCCCAAGTTCCAGCGAATACGGGTCCCAGTCCGGCGCCCGAACCGGCATCGAACGCGCCCGGTCGCGCACCCCCGCAATCCCGCTCCGCTGCAACAGCACCCGCCCTTCACCACCCCCGAGAAGAAGATACTGACAGGCATCCGCCACATGTGAGAAACGGTTCTTAATCGGCCGGTCAGCATACCTCTCCATCGAGGTCTGCAAGCGCGGATAAGCATATTGTCCTGCGAATGCAGCGGCTAGCACGGGACACGCCTTGGTGTCCATCACAAACGCCGCGCGCCCATCCACCAGCCGCCGCAACGCCTCGTCCACCACGTCGCGCCGCAGCACCCAATCGTTGTTCCCCGGCGCCGCGATCACCCGCACCCCTTCCGCCCACAATTCGCGAAAAGGCGAACGGTCGTCGCTCTGCTCCATGTTCTCGCCCGCCGGATCGCCCCAGCACGCCCAGTCCGAACCCGGGAACCACTGCGCCATCGACGACTTCAGCAACCGCGCGAACTCCCGCGCGCCCATGTTCTCCGTCACGATCTCGCGCAGCAGCCGCCATTGCCCGTGCACGTGCTGCCCAATCGCCGCCGCCGGCGTCCGGCCGAAATCCACCCCGACAAGGACAGGATGCCCAGCCACCACCTCAAGCCCCGAGACCCCATGGACCTCCGCCCGGTAGTGCGGCCACACCGGCTTGCCCGCCTTCGAGGCCCCCGGCTTGTTCCCCAACTCGCTGTCGATCTCGCCGCGCGTCCGGCCCGCGATCTTCTCGGCATAATACCCCGGCGGCAGATACCGCAGGTTCTCCGCCCGAGGGTTCTCCACGAACCCCGTCACCACCCCGCCCGCGTCCCGCACCTCCAACACCGCCGGCGGCTGCAAGAAGTAATCCCACCCCGGCGGCATCTGCCACGCCAGGCGATCATCCGCCGACAACCCCTCCGGCGCCGGCGACTGCCCCGACACCACCGCCAGCCACGACCCCGCATCCGGCGGATTGGTGTCGAAAATCAACTGCGGCTCAACGCACCCGCCCGCCTCGACCGGCGGATACCGCCCAATGCGCTCCGCACACGCCACGATGATCTCGCGCGCCACATACCGCGCCTCCGAGATGTAGATGTCCGACGCCTCGAACGACTTCAGATCCTCAATGTCCCGCGGATCATCCATCCCATAGCCCAGGATTTCCCAATCCAGCCCCGGCATCCGAACGTGCAACTTCGGCCGGCCACTCTCCGTCGCCATCCCGAACACCGACGACACCAGCACCTGCCGCATCGTCGGAAACACCGTGTCAATGATCTGCTTGCGCGTCGCACGGATCAGCAGCGTCCGCCGATGCCGAACCCCCCGCGCCGTCCCACGCTTCCCATTCGCCGGCGACTGCCGCGACGCCGCATTCAGCAACAACGCCTGCCACGACGCCGTGGACTTCCCCGACCCCACCGGCCCCTGGACACCCTTCACCCGCGCCCGCGACGCAATGAACCTCTCCAACACCTCCCCATCCGGCTCAATCGTCAGGGCAGGCACATCACCCATCAGGCACCACCCCGCGACTTCACAGCCCGGGAAATTTTTGCCGCACCACCCTTCCCAACCCCAGACTTTTCAGGGGGACGCCGTGAAGGCACCCCCCCTTCCTCCTTCCCTCTCTCCCCGAAATCGCCCCCCCCTCCCCCCCGGGGGGCCTTCCGCTGCCGAGCCGTCGCTTTCGCCCTCGATATCTGCGGCCGAGCCTGCCGCCCGCCGTCCTCGCCCTCAGCAATGCCGTGGTCTATCGCCTGCACTCCGCGGATTGCTTGGGCGTCAGGCCGCGCTTGCTCGGACTGCACGAGTAGCGCACCGGCATCACTGCGAAACACGATCTGCACAGCCACGCCAGCCTGGCCGGCCACCTGTTCCGGCGCGATCAGACCAAGCCCCGTTGCAAGCCTCGCAGCCGTGTCCGCGCGCACTCGCTCGGACCTCGCGCGGGTGCTTAGCGTGCGCAATGTGACCGCCACCTCAACCGCGCCTTCCTTGAGGTAGGCTTTCGCGCGTTCGTGGAGGTAGTCGCGGACTTTTGGGTTGGCGAGCGTGCGGGAGGCGGCGACGGCGAGCACGTCCTTATTTCCGCGGTATCCGGCGGCTTCGGCGATCTGTCCGTCGGTGAAGTCTGCGCCGGCCATCTTGGCTTCGGCCCAAGCGTTGGCGAAGCGCAGTTGAACGGCGGTTAGGCCGTGGCTGGACTTAGCGGGAGCGGGATCGGGCACGAAAGCCTCATGAGGGAAGGAAATGCGCGCGCGCGACGCGATACGGCCCATAGGCTGGATGTCCTGTCAACCGGATGAATGGACGACTTGTATGTGTTTTTACGGATGACTGTATAGACAACATTGCCTAATTCCTGAGACTGCTGCGATGAGCCTTTTTTGTGCGGTTCGGTGATTTGGGCTTGCATAGGGCAAATTTGCCCGATATGGTTTGGCTCATGGACGCGGCGTCGTGCCGGTTCAGACCTCATGCGGAGACGTTCCGATGCCATTCGACAATGCCAATCCTGCCCGCGCTTACTTCCGCGAAAGCACGGCGGCGCTTGCTGCGCTGGTCGAGACGCGGCCGACGGCTGATGTGCTGCGCGCGGTGCATGCCGAGCTTGTGCATCGTGACCGGCGCGCGGCTGTTGCTCTGCGCGACCAGGTGGCGGCGCTGCTGTCTGCCGGGGTGGTGCCCGTGGCGAAGCCGCGCATCAGCGTCACGGCGGTTCTGCGGCCCGTGGTGGTGTCGCCTGTCGTTGTGCAGCCTGCTCCGGCCCCGGTTGCCAAGCCTCGCGCTGCGAAGGCGCTGAAGCGCCCGGGTGACATTGGGTGGCGCCCGCTGTCCCTCGAACAGAAGCAACGTCACGCTGGCGTGCCGGCGATCCGGGCGAGTGTTGAGGAATTCGCCGCGTCGGGCGGGAATGTGCTGCTGGCGCTGCGCGAGCATGGGTTGCGGGCGCGCGGTTTCGTGGCCGGCGCGACGGATCGCGAGGGTTACGCGACATGGTCGCGCGGTGCCGAGGTTCTGCGCGTCGGCCCGTTCGGCGCGATCTACCTGGGCGCGGATGGCTGGCAGCAGCTGCCGCGCGCTGATCGCGACGCGCTGGCGGAAGATGGCCGTCCCGGCTTGGCCGGCGCGATTGTCGAGATGCGGCGGCAGGCGAAGCGCAGGGACGCGCGGGCGGCATGGCGGCAGGCCTGCGCGACAAAGCGGCCCGCCGCGGATGCCGCAGAATGGCTCAGGAGCGCCCGCCGCGATGCGGTCCGTCGCGCGTGGCAGGCTCGGGCGGAAGCCCGCGCTGCCTGACCGCGGGGTCGGGCGATGGGCGCGGCTTCGGTCCCGCCCATCTTCCGACCGCGCGGAATGGTCCGGCGGCGTAGCGGGAGAGTTCCCTATGCTTAAATTCCTGATGGTGGGCGTGGCGCTCGTGGGTATGGCCGGTCCGGTGCTGGCGCAGGATGCGCACCCGGCCCGTGCGCCGCGGCCCGACGTGTCGCGCGAGGTGTTCATGCAGCGCGCGGAGGCTCGGGCGGCCCGGCGCTTCGCCCGGATCGACACGGACGGCAGCGGCACGCTGTCGCGTGATGAGCGGGCGGCGGATCGCGAGCGGTCCCGTGCGGCCTGGCAGGCGCGGCAGGCTGCCCGCGCGGCCCGTGGTGCGGAGGTGCGTTGAGATGCGCGCCGAATATCTGGGCGTGGCGCAGACCGCCAAGCTGGTCCGTGCCGCGCTGGCGCGGGCGTTCCCTGGCGTGAAGTTCAGCGTCCGGTCGCATTCCTACGCCGGCGGTTGCTCGGTCAATGTGCGATGGACGGACGGGCCGACCGAAGACCGCGTTTCGCCCGTCGCGAAGATGTTCGAGGGGAAGCGGTTCGATGGCTCGATTGACCTTGGATGGTCGGCGAGCCTGTGGCTGCTGCCCGACGGCACCGCGACGGTCGCCAGCGACGCGGGTAGCGCCGGCAGCGGCGGCAGTGCGTCGCCGGTGCGGGAGTGGATGCCGCACCCGGAGGCGCGGCTGATCTGCACGGGCGCCTGGGTGTTCTGCACGCGCGAAACCGGGCCGGCGCTGGCAGCGCGGGTGCGGGCGTTCGTGGCGCGCCGCGGGTGGCAGCGCGTCCCCATGGCGCACGATGCCGAGCATGCGGAAATGCTGGTTGCGCGCCGCGCGATGCTCACGCCAGATGGCGCTCTGGTGGTGGTAAGGCATGGGGTGACATGACAGACGCGGAATTCCGCGACGTGATGGAGCGGCTGGGGATTACCCCGACCGCTTTTGCGTCCCTGGTGGGCGCCGCGCCGCGCGTGGCGCAGAGGTGGGCGAGCGGGTCGGCTACGATCCCGCCAGGCATCGCGGCGCTGGCACGCGTGGCCGTCGCGGTGGCCGGGCGAATGGACTACGCGGCGCTTGAGGCACTGCTGCGGGAGGAGGCCGACCGGCTGGCCGGCGATCCGGTGGCAGTGCGATCTCGTTAGGACGCGCTACCCATCGCCGAGAATGCCGATCCGCGCCGGCTGAAGCGCAGGCGCGTCGATCCCCTCGATCAGCGCCGTCACGTCCATCAGCGCGAGTTGCGCCGGGAACGACCGGCCGTCCATTTCGCGGGCGACGGTCGCGCATGCAGCAGCCCGCATCCACTCCACGCCGGCGAGGAACAGGGCGCGCTCGCGTTCGGTCATGGGCTGGGCGAGGTCGATCATGAGCCGATGCCCACGCTGGCGCGGGCCGCGGCGAGGGCGTCGCCCGTGAGGTGACGCGGCTTTGGAGTGGGGCGTTCGGCGGGCATAGCGCGGCCCTGCAGCTCGACGCGAAGGCTTGCCAGGCCGGCGGCGATCTGCGCGCGCTCGGCGGGGTCGGTCGGGGCTGCGCTGGCCGGTTGGCCGGCATGACGCAGGGCGCGGAGAGCATCGCGCTTGCGGCGCCAGGTCGCCGCGACCGGTTCGACAGCCGCGCGCACGTCCTCGTGGCTCGGGAAAAAGCCGGAGGCGAGGCGGCGTCGCGTCTCCGCGGTGAACGCCGCGGCTGGCAGGTCTGCGACCATCTCGGCGATGCCGGCAGCGCGCATCGCGAAGTCCTGCGGGGACTGCGGATTGCGCGAGGCGGCATTGACCGGCAACAGCCACGCCGCGAGCACGTCGCGCGTCACGGGCGCCAGCATCGCGTCGAACTGCGCGGCGATCTGCTGCGCGGCTTCCCATTCGCGGCGGCTGACGGCCGGAGGCGCGACGTAATGGCCCGGATCGTCGCGGCCGAACTGCCCGCGGCCAACAACGGGCGCGAGGTGGCCGGCGACGGCGTGCGCGATACCGGGTGGCATGCGCGGCTCGGGTGGCGGGATCGCGTGGATCGCGATGGACGCGCTGCGGTTAGCGATCGCGTTCACTGGAAAACCTCCTCGGCCTGGCCGTCGAAATCGGCCGTGGGTGGCGGGGTGTTGAGCAGGTCGGCCCATTGGCCGAGGGCGCTTGATGGCTTGCTCGTGATCCGCGCGCCGGTGCGCGTTCGGATCGCGGCCTGCAACCACGGGATCGGATCGCCCACGCGGTTGACCTCGGCCTCGTGCAGCAAGGACCCGACGAGCGCGCAGTCATCCGCGGCGAGGCGGCAGAACTGGCCCATGAGGCCGCGCGCCTGTCCGTCCCCCTTGCCGGTCAGCCGCCGCAGCCGCGACAGCCCCTCGGACCAGAGCGCGGTTCGGGCATCCGGCGGCGCCGTCACGGCGGGCGATGGCGGAGCCTCGGCCGGCGGAGACGTAGTCTCCGAACTCTTATCTGGTTCTAGTTCTAGTTCTCTGCCCGTTTGTTGCAACGGAACAGCCAACGGGGAGGCAACGGTCGTTGAACGCTCGTTGGGTTTTCGTTGGCGCTTTCGTGCCTCTGCCGATGCGCGTCCCGCTGCCCTCCGTTGCTCGATCTTCCCCCCTTGCTCGGCGCGCACTCGTTCGAGGCGCCGCTGAACGAGGCCGTCCTCTGTCGCGTCGAAGAACGCCCGGATGGAGGACGCCATGCGGCGCCAGGAAGCCGGGTCCGTCCGCGCGATGGCGGCCAGGCGGGCGTTGTCGTCCGGCAGAGGGCCGGTGCGCCACGAGTGCATGAGCAGCAGCAGGTAGGCGCCGTGCTCGGCTCCGCTGAGGTGCATCGTGTCGGCGAGATAGTCCCCGACGTAGAGCGGCATCCAGGCGTTGTCTGCGCTCAAGGCTGGTCCTCCCAGCGCGTGCGGGCCTGGCGGAATTTTCCGCGCGACCAGTGGCCGCCAGTGACGGTGGCGCGCTGCATGCGAGCGCGACGGGCGTTCTCCGCGGCCGGAGACGCGGCCGGGCAGTCGGGCAGGATGGTGATTATGATGGCCTGCGACGGGGACCAGACCGCCTTCACGGCGATGGTCCCGACCTGCACGAGACGGATCTCGGAACCGTCTCCCTGACGCATGATTATCGTGCTGCGGCCGTCGATGATGTCGAGCACGAGGGCGCGCCACTCGGCCGATGAGAGATCGCGGCCGAAGCGTTCTGCGGCGCGGGCGCGGGCATGATGGGTGACGCCGGGGATGCTCGCCGTCATGCCGCCCGCCCCATGCCCTGCGCGCGGTTCGCGCCGTGCAGGGCTATCAGCGCGGCCTCGGCGCGGCCGTCATCCTTGACGCGGGCGAATGTGCCGGCCAGGCCGGGCCAGAGTTGCGCGGCGCGTGCGCGGGCGGCGCCCTTGTCGGCCGGGATGCGCTGCGCGCGCTTCCACTCGCCGGGCGTGACGAGCGTGACCGCGATGCCCATCGCGGCGAGCACGCCTTCCAGCATGCCGAAGGACCGGCCGAACGCGAACGCCCCGACATGGCCTTCGCCGGGCCGGCTGCCGACGCGTTCCAGGTAGGCGTGGACGGGCCGGCGGCTCTCGGCCGCGAGCATCGAGGCCAGGACCGCAGGCATGAGCACCGTGCGGCCGCTCACCTTCTGCACAGGTAGGTCGGCAACCTCGATGAGATGGCCGCTGTCCGTGATCCACGCGACGGCGCCCGACGCGCCCGGGTCGATCCCCACCAGCATCGTCACATGCCCATGGCGCGGCGATACAGGTCCAGGAGCGTTTCCTGCTCCTCGACCTCGGCCGGCTCCTGCTTGCGGATGCGGATGACCTGACGGATCACCTTCACGTCGAAGCCGGCCGACTTCGCCTCGGCCATGATGTCTTTGATGTCGGATGAGAGCGCCTTCTTCTCCTCCTCCAACCGCTCGACACGTTCGACGATGGAGCGCAGGCGATCCGCGGCGATGCCGCCGACTTCGGTGTCAGGCATTGGGCTTCCCCTTCATCGGGACGTATCGGGTGACGCGAACGAAGCCGGCGGCGTTGGCGAGGGCTTCGGACAGACCGCGCCTGCCTCCGAGCGTTTCGCAGAGGACGGAGCGCGCGATGCCATGGCGCTCAGCCCACGCGGCCTGACCTCCGGCCAATTCGCAACGCTGCGACACGGCGCGGATCACATCCGCCTCGGTCAGCAGGTCAGCCATCCGCGGCCGCCTCGACGGCGACGGCAGGCCGCCGGCTTCGCGGCGCCGCCAGCGAGTGCGCGGCGATGAACGCCTCGATCGCCTCGATCCGCGCCAGCGTCACACTGCCGAACCGTATGCGGCGGCATAGCTTGGCGTCGTTGCAGGCCAATACGCCGAAGCGGGCCTCGCTGATTGCATGACGGATGCAGAACGCCTCGATGGAGGCGATGAGGTTCGCGCGCGTTGCCATAGGGCAAAACATCAGCCTTAAAAGGCGAAATAGCAAGGGAAAACTTAACGCATGACGGAACGCCACCGAGAGCGGCGACGGCAAGAGAGGCGGCAGCAATACGCTTGAACATGGCGGAAATCTGCGCCGCTTGAGAAAAGTGAGGCAACGGGCATTTTTGCCCTTGCATTGGTAATTCGTAAAGGCGAAAGATGGGGCATCCCCGGGGCCGATAAGGCCGATCGAAGGAGCCTGGAATGACTAGAACCACGACAGTCCCGATTTACCGCGAGTTTGAGGGCGCGAAGGTGCGCGTCTCGGTCGGCATCTGGCCGGATGGCTGTGCCAGCTTCGCTATCCAGGGCGCTCTGGCCTCGTCCCTGCGCATCTCCGCCATCACCACCACCTCCGACCTCGCCGGCATCCGCGACGCGATCAACGCCGCGCTCGAAGCCGCGACGCAGCTGGGGGCGGCCGCGTGATGGCGCGCAGGAAGGAGGCCGCCGAGACGGTCGAGCAGCCGCCCGAGATCACCAGCATCAAGGGATTCAAACGCGATTGGACCTGCCGCGGTTTCCAGTTCGAGATCGGCAAGACATACGAAATCGACGGCGAGATCGTCGCCTGTAAGCGCGGCTTCCACGCGATCGAGGGGCACCCGCTTGAGGTGTTCAACTACTACGCGGCCAGCACCAGCCGATACGCGATCACCAAACAGGGTGGCGCGCTGAGCCGACACGCCAGCAACAGCAAGGTGGCCTCCGCGCGCATTACGATCGAGGCCGAGATCGGTGTCCCGGAGATCGTCAAGCGGACGATCGATTGGGTGTTCGCCAGAGCGAAGCCGGAAGGTGAAGGCGCGACGGGCGACCGGGGCGCAGCGAGCGCGACGGGCGACCAGGGCGCAGCGAGCGCGACGGGCTACCAGGGCGCAGCGAGCGCGACGGGCTACCAGGGCGCAGCGAGCGCGACGGGCGACCAGGGCGCAGCGAGCGCGACGGGCTACCAGGGCGCAGCGAGCGCGACGGGC